CCTTGCATTTTTACAATTAGCTCAAATTATCCGGAGGTTAGAAACAAATGATTACTGAAGCAATAACGAAGTGGCTAGATACGCTGCAATTAAACCTTGAGCAAAAAGTACTTGCCGGTTTATGCTTACGTCTAGCTAATTCCTTTGACGATAATTCCAATACGTCTACAGCCGCGGAACTCCGCAAGACCGTACTAGAGCTTCAACGCTCGCTAGGCGCGTCTAACGTAGAGATTGACCCGTTAGAGAAGTTACTTACGCGCTAATGCTGCAACTGCCTACTATCTACACTCAGCCGCTTAGTAAAGACTTTCCTACTGACGGGGATAAGCTCATAGAGTTTGCAAAGCTGGCATGGAGTAGCCCAGAAAACCCAGACGGGCTACAGCTAGATGAGTGGCAGAAGTGGCTTTTACGGGCTATGCTTGAGCGCTACCCCGACACTCACCCTACTTACCCCGGACGCCTACGCTATAGACAAATTGTTTGTAGTCTAGGGAGACAAAACGGGAAAAGCTTAGTCGGGTCTCTTCTGGGCGTCTACGGTCTCCTAATGCACGAACAGGGCGCTCAGGTATTGTCTCTAGCCTCAAGTACAGACCAAGCGAACATTGTCTATAACCGGGTCTTATGGGTAGTAAACAATAATCCCTTTTTAAAGAAAAGGTTTAAAAGAGCTACGGAAACCCGCGGTATAGTAACGGCGGACGGGTCTGCTAGGTATGACGTAAAGGCTGCTAAAGAGGCGGCTCTACAGGGTATACCGGTCTCTTTAGTTTTGGCAGATGAGCTACACCTTTTTAAAGAGGGTATGTGGAGCGCCGCGGTATTGGGAACGTCTCAGCGTAAAGACGGGCTAGTAGTAGGCATTACAACCGCGGGAGACCAAAACAGCACTACACTAATAAACCTTTACAAGTCCGGTAAGGCGGCTGCTAATGGAGCGGCTGACCTAGAGCGGTTTGGCTTCTTCTTATGGACTGCTCCAGATAACGCCGCAATAGATGACCCTAAAGCTATTATGGCTGCTAATCCGTCGGTAGCTGCCGGTAGAATTCCGCTAGCTCAAGTTATATCAGACTTGAAAACTATTCCGGAACACGAAGCTAGACGCTACCGGCTTAATCAGTTTATTGCGGGTAGTACTGACTCATGGTTACCGGGCGACGTGTTTAGAGCTGCAACCGGGCGGGGTGTAGTAAACCTACAGCGCGGCGTATTTGCTGTAGACATTACTAAAAACTGGGGTCATGCAACTATTGCCTATGCTAATGAGAATGACGGAATCCAAGAAACAGAACTAGTAATGTCTTTGGTCTCTCCTACTGAGCAACAACTATTTAATGAGCTAGCATCTTTGTATAGTAAATACTCCCCGCGGGCGATAGTGCTAGATGATAGGCAATTACCAAGTTTAGCTAAGAGACTAAAAGTTTCTGGCTTACCAGTATGGCAATTATGGACTAAAGAAGTTTCAGCGGCATGCTCGGTTGTATTCTCTATGTTTAGTAGTAACTCCGTTAGGCACAACGGCGACGCTCTTCTGATAGCTCAAATGCCTAACGGGGTTGCGAAATACTCCGGGGAGACTTGGCTAATAAGTCGAAAAGAATCACTTGGAGACATAGACGCGGTAATGGCTACAGTCATGGCGCTGTATGTTTCTTCACGTGCGCAACACGTAACAGTAGGAGTATTTTGACGGTGGGGTATGGTAAGCTTGTTGCTATATGGCAACTTTCCTAGACCGGCTATTAGGGCGCAAAGAAGTTAGAGCTGCTCAGCCAACAATTCCTACAAGGCTAGCCGCGACGGTTACGCCTAACTCAGCGCTTACTTTAACCGCGGTTTATAGAGCTATACAAATTATTGCTACTCCTATTAGCAAAATGACTATAAACACTTACCGCTATGCAACCGGGCTAGAGCTAAAAATAGAAAACCCGGTACTAGTTGAAAACCCTTCACTAGACCAAAACAGAAGAGACTTTTTATTTCAAACAGTAGTAGACCTAGCTCTAGAGGGTAACGCTTATTGGCTTAAAGGCTACGGGTCTAATGGTCAAGTAAATAATCTAACTATTCTCCCGGCTGCTTCTGTTATGCCTTCTTATCCTAAAATGACTGACGGAACAATAGACTATTCCGTGATTGTTTACGACTATATGGGTATTCGCTACACTAAGCGAGAAATTGAACACCTAAGAATCTTTAGCCGCGCCGGGCTTCTAAAAGGTGTTAGCCCTATTGAATCTTGCAGAAAAGACTTATCCGCTGCAATTGACCTAAGAGACTACGCCGGTAATTGGTTTACTAGCGCCGGTGTTCCAACTGGTGTACTAAAAACTAACAGTATGATAAATGCCGCTGAAGCTGAAGAGGTTACTGCTAACTGGCATAACAAGCAACAGAATAGACAAGTTGCTGTATTAGGTAATGGCTTTGATTATCAGCAAATTGCGCTTTCACCTAGAGACGCTTTATTTACAGAAATACAAGACCAACAAGTACAGACTATAGCCCGGCTTTTTGGTATTCCTCCTAGGCTTCTTCTTACCTCAGTACCCGGCTCTAGCGACACTTACAGTAATTTGCAAGATGAGCAATTTGTATTTTTTCGCCATACTCTCATGGCATATTCGGACGCAATTACAGACGCTCTAAGTAATTGCCTACCGCGTGGGACTAGAGTCCAATTTGATTTTGAACACCTATTTAAAGCGGACGTAGCCGCTAGATATAACTACTACAAAATTGCAATAGACGCGGGAATACTTACCGCTGAAGAAGTAAGAACTAAGGAGGGCTTAGATGTCTAAAGAAATGATAACTAGAGAATTTCAAGTAAGACTAGTTGAAAATGAAGAGCGTACTATTGTAGGTTTAGCTGTTCCATACGGGCAGGAAATTGACCTAACAGGAAACCTAAAAGAGCGTTTTGAAGCCGGAGCAATTAAGACTATAGAAGACGTTAAGTTATTCTACGGTCACGAAGAGCCAATAGGTAAAGTTACTGAAGGGCGCGATACAGACGAAGGCTTTGAAATTGTAGCTACAATTAGCGACACACCTAGAGGTAATGAAATTTACACCCTATTACGTGACGACGTATTAAACCGTTTTTCGGTTGGCTTCTACCCGGTTAAAGACCGGAAAGAAGGTCAAACGATAGTAAGGGAAGAGGTAACGCTTTTAGAAGTATCTATAGTTCCCTTTCCCGCTTTTAGTAACGCAAAAATAACCCAAGTAAGAAGTGAGGGAGAGCCTGAAGAGGTTAGCCCCGCTGAAGACACCCCTAAAGAAATGGATAGTAATATGTCTGAGAACATTGAACTAGACGTACGCTCCGTTCAAGATGAGGTTGCAGAATTGCGCCGCGTTATTGAAGCCGGGCAGACCGTCGAACTTGCAACACCAGCAACACACAAATTCCGCTCACAAGGCGAATACGCTAAGGGTCTACTAGCAGGAGACGAAGACGCTAAGGCACTAGCCCGCGCTGCTTCTACTTCAGCGGACACCGTAGCGCTACCGGGTTTCCTAGGTTTTATTAACAACCTAATCGACACCAACCGACCAACTCTATCCGCTTTTTCTCGCGCTGCACTACCAGCCGCGGGCTTGACCGTAGAGTATGCTCAGGTTTCCGCTAACACAATTGCGGTAGGCGTACAGAACCCAGAAAACGAAGAGTTAACATTTGGTAACTTAACTATTGACAGCGTTTCAGCTAACGTAATTACTTACGGTGGATATACCTCTATGTCTAAGCAGACTATTGAGCGCTCTTCTGTAAACTACCTAGACACCGCTCTAAGAGCTTTGTCAATTGCTTACGCAAACACAACTAATAAGGCAGTAGTAGACCTAGTCGAAGCTCAGGACTACACCGGCAAGCGCTGGGACGTTTCAGCTGGAACTTCTGAGGCTCTTATTGGTGGACTAGCAGACGCGTCTTCTTACATTTTCAAGGAGACCGGACTACGTCCAGAAGCTATTATGGTTGGAACTGGAGCTTACAAGTTCCTTCTACAAGTAGCCGGTGAAGACGGTCGTCCAGTAGTGCTAGTAAACGGCGCTGGAGTAAACAACATTGGAACGGCTAACATTCCAGGTCTATCAGGTCAGATATTCGGTTTACCAATTATTGTAGACCCTCAAATTGCTACTAACCGCTGCTTTGTGGCTAACAGCGCGGCGCTTCAGACTCTAGAGTCAGCTGGCGCACCTGTTAGACTTTCGGCTGATGACATTACTACACTTACAGACTCTATTTCTGTATATGGATATATGGCAATCACCCTACCTTTTGCGGACGCACTAGTAGTACTAGACGTAGTTTAATAGGTATATAAATGTCTGTGACGTTGGAAGAGTTTCAAGCTTATGTTGGAACGGACGAAACGGTATTCCCTCAGGAGTGCCTAACCGCCGGGACTGCTTTAGTTAGTACATACATTGGAGAGGTAGAGACCGTTCCGGTTTCTCTCTTTGACCAGTCTGTACTAATTGCAAGCTCGGAACTCTTTCACCGTCGTAGCGCTCCTAATGGTGTTGCTCAATTTGCAGCATTTGACGGCGCTCCTATTCGAGTAGCTAAAGACCCTATGAACGCGGTTTACCCGCTGCTTCAAAGATATGTTGGCTATGCGGTATGAGCGAAATTAACGCGTCTAAGCTAGAGTTTAAATTAGAGCTAACGGAGGCGGGTCTTAATGTTTTGGAATATGTTCCGGAGCGTATTACTCCTCCTATCGTCATTGTTAATACCGCTACTCCTTATTTAGAAACAGCAGAATTTGGAGAGTGGAATTTAGGTTTAGAATTAGTTTTAGTTTCTTCAACCGCAACTAACAAGACTGCTAGCGAAAACCTAGACCAGCTTATAGAAGACGTGTTAAACGCTATTAAACCTTTAACCTATGTTCGCATTACAGCGGTAAACCAGCCCTACAATTTACAAACAAATAACGCGGAGTATCTATCCGCAAACATAAACGTAAAATTAAACATAACACTTTAGAAAGGAAGTAAGCTCATGGCTGCTTCAACAAGAATTAAAGCCGAAAACATTATTTTTAAAATCGGTGCTACAGACTACGCGTGTGACGCTAACATGGTAGACCTATCACTAGGAGACGCTCCCGGCGACGTACAGACGGAATTACCTCAGGAGAAGACACAAGCCTATACCGTATTCTTTGGGATAACTTTGGTACTGAAGTTGCTTTTATTGTTGCCCCTAACGGTAACGCTGTAGCAACCGCGGACGCACCTCATTATGAAGGCGTAGCGGTCTTTAACCAGTTGCCTCCTCTAGCTTTGACAAGCAACGAAACCGCAACATTTAGCGTAACTCTAAGAGTAAAAAACACTCCTCACCTACCAGCCTCTAACCAGTACTACGGCGTGGAGATAGTAACCGCTTAATCATGGCAGAAGCCGGGATTAAGGTTGAGGGACTAAGGGACGCACTAGCGGCTTTAAAAGCTGTTGGAACTCCTACGGCTGAAATTTCAGCGGCTGCACAACAAGCCGGCGAAATTGTGGCTAA